CGCTCGTCGAAGGTCATAGTCCTGACTTCAAACGTAGTCAGGCTGGTGCGCACAATTTGACGAACCATGAAGAGCGGGTGCGCCACAAACATCACATCGCCATACTGGGCATAGGTGTATTCGTGAAGATAATCCTTATCGAAGGGCAGGGCATTTGTATCAACGTCCTGAGACAGACTCATCAGATAGGTGGTGCTGCCATCAGAAGGATCATAGCGCCAAAAGTATAGATACGCATCGCATATCCCGACGAGATACTGTTCATCACCTGAGAAAATAAACGGGAACAAGCGGGCCTGAGAAGTGACCGTAGTGTCACGAGCCGCATCAGAATGAAGGTCCAGCTTATCAAGCACCTTAAATCCGGGCCGACGCTTCAAACCACCCTCAGACAGGATCATCATGTTTGTGATTGATTGAGCGGACGACTGATAGATAGGCGTATCAGTGCGCATCAATGTAGATTCGCTGACCTCGCCAAATGCAAAGTTGGTTACAGGAATGCGAATCTTCTGCATCAGCTAAGCCTTTGAGCGATAAACCTCGAAGTGTTGAGCTTGCGAGTCGTTTGTTGCTGAGCGTCGAGCCGACGCGCTTGCATCATCTGGACAGCTGCGCGCCGCTCCATAAGCTGAGACATAGACGAGTCGCGCGCTACAGATGTGGCAAAGACAACGGCCATCGCATACTCAACAGCGATAGTGAAGTATGGAGGCCAGTCAGCCTCATCAGCACGGTAGATGTAATCAGCGATCAGCGTCTCGTTTTCGGACGCATCGCAGAACACCTTGTCGCCGTATATGTCATAGACAATCGGATGGTCATTAACCGTGACAGCGTTGACCATGAGGTTGTCAGAAGGAAGCTGATAGGCCGCATCAAAACGGCCAGTGGGCGCAGAAACCAAGCGCGACAGTTGCTCCTGCTTGGTCGCAAAGCGCCAGCGAGTGTTTACCAAACAGGCGCGAGCAATGTCCTCATACATTGCATCAGCAACGTCAGAAGCGGCGGTGCCATCTTCAAACGAAGAAAGCGGCTCATCCCCAATAAGGATCAGCGCGCGCGAGCAAATCTTGATCGGTGTGTTTGCTGGCATATTGGTTAAGGGGGGCCGAAGCCCCCCTCTCCTTAGTCGCTGTCGGTCTCAACAATTGCCGTGCCATCGGACACGTCAACCGTCGAACCGTCGTTGGACAGAACATTGACGAGGTTGGTCGTCGGAGTGTTCGAGTCAACAACAATGATCACATCGCGGACGTTCAGCATGTTCGCTGCGTCGTTGAAGTAACCGGCAGTGTTGACCGTCGCAATCGCGTCAGCCGAAGTGTAGTGCCAAAGAGCGACACCAGAACCACCAGCGAGACGCGTCAGGTTAGCAGCAGAGAAAGCCATGAGTCACTCTCCTTAGTTGTTGTCGAGGACTTCATAGACGCCGTTGCTGTCAATGACAGTGGCCCCCATGCTCATCATCGAGGTTGCGAGGTGCGAAACCTTCTCCGGCACATAGTTGAGTTCGGTCTGAACGTCAGCGTTCACACCAAGGCCAACAGCGGTGGTGTGGTAGGCAAAGTTCTTGCCGCCAGCAACCGCAGAGGTCGAGAAGATTTTGAAGCCCAGAAACTCCTTCATGGTCATGCCACCAGCGAAGGGCAGGTTCTGCGGACCAACATAATCCGAGCTTGCAAACTCGGTGATGTTGAACAGGTCAGCAAAACCAGCAGGCGACATTGCGAGATAGCGTTGACCATCTTCCGGAATGTCTGCCGAACCAAAGGTCTCGAACAGGGTGAGCATGTCAGCCTTGACGAGAGCACCAGAGGTGTCAGCGATCTGGGTTGCGTTCGCGCCAGCGTCCATAGCCGTAGTCAACAGCTCATCGGTCTTGCGGCCCAGAGCGGCAGCAGCCGACTGTGCAACAGCTTGACGCTCGTTGATGTTGATCTTCAGCTCATCCAGCTTGTCGATGTATTCGGCTGCATAGTAGTCAGCCATCGTGACTTCGACGTAGCTGTGGGTCAGCTCCATGGGAGTGACATTGCCGTTGCGGGACTTGGTGGTGGCAGAGCCAGTGCCGATTTTCTGGAATCGCGCAGTCGAGCCAGTCACATTGGAAGAGCGAACAGTGTTGCGGAGCTTGGAGCCCATGCGCTGATACGCCATGTGAACTTCGGTCTCGAACTGCTTGATAAAGGCTTGGTCGATAGTGTTAGCCATTTTAGCGGTCCTTGTTGAAGTTGATCTCCGGGTGTCCGCCTTTCATCTTCAACGCGGGTGTCCCTTCGGTAAGGGGCCGCTCAGTGAAT